TTACACTTTGTTCAGCAATTCGATCAGCAGGGTCGCTACCCCGCCGCTTACGACCGCGAGTCCAAGCAGTATGGGGCTGCTGAGCTGATCGACCCTGTCGACGTTCTGGCCAATCTGATGGTTAGAATCAGTTGACGACATGGCACTCTCCTCTCTCTGGAGGGGAGAACCTAGGAGAAGGCAGCGGGTTCGGTCTGCTTGCCTACGAGGTCGAAGAGACCCGCATGGTCAACATGTGGATGCCCGGCGCTCCTCATAGCCCGATGAACTGGCGCCCGACCTGTCGGTGGCGACGGGTCAGGTTCGGCGGTGTGATCGACCTGCAGGGTACGGTGCCGGGCGAGCGGATCGCGGCCCATCTCGACGGGCAGGCGTGAGGCGGCCGCGCCCCGAACCCCGGGGGACCCTGGCACCCCCAAACCTATACGGGTGGTCGGGGCCCCCAGCTTTCCTAGCACCAGGGTCGTGAAACCCGGTAACAGGGTAACAGGTAACAGCGCCCATGGCCGAAACGAGCGGGGCAAAATTCCTAAGCCAAGCCGAGTTCGCCCGCGCCCGCGGCGTTTCGCGGAAGACGGTAACAGGCTGGAAGCAAAAGGGTCTTCTGGTTTTGGATGGCGAGGGCCGGATCGAGGTCGAGGCCACGGAATGGAACCTCGACCAGCGGCCAACGACCTACCGGGGCGGTGTTACCCATCGGCCCGTGCGCGCCAAGGACGGTAACAACGCCTCACATGCCGAGGCTGCTCCGAAGCCGGCGCCGAAGCCAGCTCCCGAGCCGCAGCCCCGCCCGGCGCCCCTTGATGGCGACGGCGGCCAAGAAGACGTCTTCGACCCCGACGACCCCAACCTGCCGACCGCGATTGCGGTCCGGCGCAAAGAGAACTGGCTCGGCCTTCACCGGAAGCAGATCGTCGAGCGGGACGGCAGCAAGCTCGTTGATCGGCCCGCGGCCGAGGCAGCGTTCTTTGAGGAAGGCCGGGCGCTTCGTGATGCTTGGCTGGCGTGGCCGGCCCGGGTCGCGATCGAGATGGCCGACGAGCTGAAGATCGAACCGAGGCAGCTGACGCCGGTCCTGACCGCCTATGTCAAAAAGCACCTCACCGAACTCGGTGAGCCCCCCGCCGGCGAGTTCGGCTGATACCGCGAGCCTGCGAAGCTCCTGGCGCCGTGGGCTGACCCCGCCCCCGGATCTCGACGTGGTGCAGTGGGCGGAGCGGTATCGCCGGCTGAGCAAGGAGAGTTCGAACGGCGGCCGGTTCATCGCCTCGCGTGTCGAGGTAGCGCGCGGGCCCATGCTCTGGGCGACCGAGCCGGGCGTCAGCAAGATCACGCTGATGGCCTGCACGCAGCTGCTCAAGACCACCTGCATCGAGAACATCGCGGGCCGCTTCATCCACGTCGAGCCGTGCCCGATCCTCGGCGTGTTCCCGAAGGACGACGCAGCAGAGACCTTCTCGAAGGACCGGCTCGCGCCGATGATCCGCGACACGCGGGTGCTGCGGGATCTGTTCGGGGATGCCAAGTCGCGGGACTCGGGCGCGACCCTGACGCACAAACAGTTTCCCGGCGGCCACATCACCCTCGTGGGCGCCAACAGCCCGACCAACCTCGCCATGCGGCCGATCCGGCTGCTGGTCTGCGACGAGATCGACAAATACCCGCTTTCGGCCGGTGGTGAAGGCTCACCGATCGATCTGGCCGAGGAGCGGCAGGCCGAGTTCAAGGCCAACAGCCTCACGGTCGTGGCCTGCTCTCCGACGATCGCCGGCCGCTCCGCGATTGAGGCGAGCTACGACGAGAGCGACCAGCGCAAGCCATTCGTCTGCTGCCCGCACTGTCCGACCTGGCAGTCGATGGAGTGGGAGCAGGTCAAGTTCGACAAGGACGAGGGCGGGAAGATCATCGCCGCCTCAGCGCGGTACGAGTGCGTCAGCTGCGAGCAGCCCTGGACCGAGGCGCAGCGCCTCGTCGCCCTCCGCAAGATCGAGTGGCGCCAGACCGCCTCGTTCACCTGCTGCGGCGAAAACCAAGTGCCCGAGCAATGGGCGCCCGAGGCGCACGGAGTGCGGCGGGCCCTCTGCCGATCCTGCGGCTGTGAGGCCGTCCCGAACGACCATGCGGGCGGGCAGGCCTCCAAGCTCTACGCGCCGAAGCAGACCATCAAGGAGACGGTCGCGAAGTTCGCGCGGGCGCTGCGACGGGGACCGGAGGCGTTGCGGACCTTCTTCAACACGCAGCTCGCCAGGACGTGGAAGGAAGGCGCCGACGCCCCGGAGTGGCAGGACGTCTATTCACGGCGCGACGACTACCTGACCGGCACGGTCCCGGCCGGCGCGCTGATCCTTTTCGCCGGTGCGGACGTGCAGAAGGACCGCCTCGAGGTCACGGTCTGGGGTTTCGGCCGCAACCGCGAGCGCTGGCTGATCGAGCACCGGGTGCTGACGGGCGACACGAGCCGGTCCGAAGTCTGGGCCGAGCTTGAGGCCATGTTCAGCGAAACCTGGGAGCACGCCAGCGGCTCCGAGATGATGGTGCGGGACTGGGGCATCGACTCCAGCGCCTTCACCGCTGAGGTCTACGCCTTCGTCCGGTCTCAGGCCGGGCGCGGCAACGTCCACGCGATCGACGGCCAGGACAGCTACTCGGGCGCCTTCCTCGGCCTCGGCAACAAGGACTCGACAGCCAAGGGCAAGAAGCTCCGGCGTGGCCTGAAGACGGTCCGGGTCGGCGCCTCGTTTGCCAAGCAGGAGTTGATGGGCTGCCTCGGCCTGCAGCGCCCCTCGGGCGACGCGCCGTTCCCGGCTGGCTTCATCCATCTGCCGCGAGACATACCCGAGGACGGTGTCCGGCAGCTCACCGCCGAGGAGTTGGTGGTGAGCGTCAGTCGCGGCCGTACCCGGCGCGAGTGGGTGCCGATCGGCGGGCGCCGCAACGAGTGGCTGGACTGCGCGAACTACGCTCGTGGCCTCGCTGCCATGCGCGGCTGGGATCGGTGGCGCGAGACCCACTGGCGCGGCCTGGAGGATGCCCTCGGCATCCAGCGGAGCACGATCGCACCGGCGGCTGAGATCACGACCCCGGCCGTAGCCGCGGGCTCGCTCGCCGACCGGAACCTGAAACGTATGGCCCCGCGCAGCCGGGTCCGCAGCCGGACGAGGTAGAGCATGGCGGACGATCCTGCCCGCGATCTCGCGCGGCTCCGTACCCAAGCCTCGAAGCTTCGCGACGCCATGGCCTCCGGCATCCTCACGGTCGAGGGCGCCGACGGCACTGGCCGCGTGACATATCGGAGCTATGCCGAGATGCGGCTCGCCCTCGGCGACCTGAACCAGCAGATCAATGCCCTCGATGCGCAGGTGGGCGGCGTCACTCGCCGTCGCACGCGGCAGGTCGTGATGACGGGCCGCAGCGGGTGGTAGGCGTGAGCGGCTACGGCACCGGCTACCGCAACGTCAGCGTCACCCTGAAGGGCGGGCACGCCCAGGTGCCGCTTGCGATGGGCCTATCGGGCGAGAGCAGCGGCGCATTGGCCGAGTCCGGCCCCTACGACGTTGCGGGCGGTATCGGTCGGCGGTCGCGGTCGTGGCGCGTCGGCAGCTGGGGACCGAACGCGGCGATCACCTACGCGCTCGACGAGCTGCGCCGGAAGTCGCGCGATCAGGCCCGCAAGAACCCCTATGCGGGCGCCGCGGTCGACAAGCTCGTTTCGAACATCATCGGCACCGGCATCACCCCGCGCTCCATCGCCAAGCGCCCGACGGACCACCTCGCCCCCGAGGAGGCGAAGCGGATCAAGAAGGAGGACGCGGCCTTCCGCGCCGAGATCCAGCGCCTGTTCCTGGCTTGGACGGATGAGGCCGATTCCGTCGGCGCCCATGACTTCTACGGCATGCAAGCGATCGCCGTCCGTGGCATGATCGAGGGCGGCGAGACCTTCGTCCGCCTTCGCACCCGGCGCGCCTCGGACGGCCTGACGGTGCCGCTTCAACTTCAGGCGATCGAAGGCGACCACTGCGACCATCTGAAGACGGACGCGACCAACCGCATTCGTCAGGGCATCCAGTACGACGCGATCGGCCGACGGGTCGGCTACTGGCTCCGGCGCGAGCATCCCGGCGACGCAGTCATCGTGCCGAACGGGCTGGAGGAAAGCCTCGTCCCGGCGGCCGACGTCTGCCACCTCTACCGGGCGATGCGGCCCGGGCAGGACCGCGGGGAGCCCTGGCTCGCCCGGCCTCTGCGCACTCTCTACGACCTCGACGGCTACCTCGACGCCGAACTGGTGCGGAAGAAGAACGCCAGCCGCTTCGTCGGCTTCATCAAGCGCATCCTCGAGGATGGCGGCGACGGTGCGCTCGGCGGCGGACCGCTTGGCACCGACGCGCCGGACGACGATGGCGCGGCCGGCCTCGACCTCGAGCCCGGCACGCTGCAGGTTCTCGCCGACGGCGAAGACGTCACCATGACCAACCCGCCGGATAGCGGGCCGAACTTCGACGCCTACCTGCGCACCGCGCTCCGCGGCGTCGCGGTGGCCGCGGGCGTCCTCTACGAGGAGCTGAGCGGCGACTACGGCCAGCTGAACGACCGGACCCTGCGCGCAGCGCTGAACTCGTTCCGCCGCTCGGTGGAGATGTGGCAGCATCATCTCGTCGTCTATCAGCTGTGCCGGCCGGTCTGGCGCCGCTGGGTCGATCTCGCCCTGCTTTCCGGGGCGCTGAAGCTGCCCGCCGGCATGCGCCGCGAGGACGTCTACGCGGTGAACTGGATCCCGCAGGCGTGGCCGTACATCCACCCCGTGCAGGACGTCGAGAGCAAGACGAAGGAGATCCAGGCGGGTCTCTCCTCGCGCAGCCGGAAGGTCGCCGAGGGCGGATACGACGCCGAGGAGATCGACGCCGAGAACGCGGCCGACAACGCCCGGGCCGATGAGTTGGGCCTCGCCTACACCAGCGACGGGCGCAGCGCAGTCGAAGCGCCGGCCGCTGCCGAGCCACCCGAGGACGGCCCGCCGGGCGCCCCCACCGAGGAGCAACCATGACGCGCGCCCTGCACGCCCTCACGGCCGAGCCCTGGGCGATCCGGCCCGACTACCTCCACCACCTCGCCAGCCTCGCCACGCTCGACCGGATCGATCGCGCGGAGCGGCGGGCGGCCGAGGGCGAGGCCTGGGTCCGACAGGATCTGCATGCGACCGTCGGCGGCCCGGTACGGCGCCTCGACGGTGCCCGCTATGCCGTGACGACCGCTGACGGTGTTGCCATCGTGCCGATCACAGGCCCGATCTTCCCCCGCGCCAACCTGATGACCGAGATGTCGGGCAGCGTGTCGGCGACGATGGTGGCGAACGATTTGCGGCTCGCCCAGGCCAACCCCGACGTCGGCGCCATCATGCTGCTGGTGGACTCGCCCGGCGGCTCGCCCACCGGCATGAACGCGCTGGCCGATCAAATCTACGCCATGCGGGGCCGCAAGCGCGTGCTCGCCCATGTCTCCGGTGCCGCTGCCTCCGCCGCCTACTGGCTCGCCACCGCCGCATCCGAGCTGGTGGTCGAGAAAACCGGCATGGTGGGATCGATCGGCGTGGTGGCGGCGATCTCGAAGCAGGTCGAGCCGGACGCCTCCGGCAGCCTCAGCATCGAGATCGTCTCATCGAGCGCGCCGAACAAGCGGCCCGACCCGCAGACCGACGACGGCGCCGCCGAGATCCGCGCGATCCTCGACGGCATTGAGGCGCAATTCATCGCCGACGTGGCCCGGGGCCGCGGCACCACCGTCGCCAAGGTGAAGAGTGACTTCGGCGCGGGCGGCATGAAGATCGGCGCCGCTGCGGTGGCTGCCGGCATGGCCGACCGCGTCCAGACCTACGAGCGCAGCCTTTCAGAACTGGCCCGCACCGCCTCGACCGAGCGCCGAGCGCGGGCCGCGCGGGGCTGACCCCGCGAAAGCATCCACGGCCGACGAGCCGGGATCCTGGCGCACCAGCGCCTTGTCCCCCAACCCGAAGGAAGACGTCATGCCTGGCGATCTCGCTGGCCTTCGTCGCGATCGCGCGAAGGCATCCACCCGCATGTCCGAAATTGCCGCCGCCGCGCGCGGCCGGTCGATGACGGACGACGAATTTCGTGACTTCGAGGCCGCGGCCGGTGAGGTGACACGCCTCGACGGCGATATCTCCGCTGCCGAGGGCAAGCAGACCGTTGAGGCGAGCACCACCGTCACCCGCGCCGACGCAGCCGAGATCGCACGCCTGTGCGCCTCCGGCAGCGTGCCGAACATGGCCGCGACGCTGCTCGCTGAAGGCGTCGGCGTCGAGGACGCCAAGAAGCGTGTCGCGGCAGCGGGCGAGGCCAAGAACCTCGTCGCCCTCGCTCGCCGCAAGGACGCGAGCATTCCCGAGGACTTCGCCGCCACCATGCTCGCCGATGGCAAGGGCGTCGAAGACATCCGCACGGCGCTCTTCGACAAGCTCGTGGCCGCCGAGGAGACGACCTCCATCGCGTCCCATCCGCCCGCCGCCGTCGGCAACGCCGGCGCCACCGCAGCCAAGGCCAGCATGGAGCGTGAACTCGCGCGGGCCAACCTCAAGAAGGACGCCTGACCATGGCTCTGCTCGAAACCGCCATCGTCGCCTCGGACTGGCTCAAGTTCGAGGAGGACGCTTACGCCTCCCGCGACACCGCGATCATCGCCACCGGCTCGGGCAAGCTCGTGTCCGGCACCGTGCTCGCGAAGGTCACCGCCTCCGGCAAGTACGTGCCGGCCGCCGCCTCCGGGTCGGACGGCTCGCAGACGGCCGCCGCCATCCTCGCCTTCCCGGTCGACGCCACCAGCGCCGATGCGAAGGCAGTCGTCATCTCGCGGCGCGCAACCGTGAGCCACGCCGGCCTCACCTACGGGGCCTCCATCAACGATGCGACGAAGCGCGCGGCGGCCAACGGCCAGCTCGCCGCAGCGGGCATCATCGTCCGTCAGGGAGCCTGATCGATGCCCGAAATCATCGACATCTTTAACCAGGAGGCCTTCAGCGCCTCCTCGCTGACCGGCACCATCACCATGGTGCCGAACAGCTACGGCCGCATCAACGAGCTCGGCATCTTCCGCCCCGAGCCCATCGCGACCACGACCGTCACCGTGATCATCGAGGACGGCGTGCTCAACCTGCTGCCGACCCGTCCGCGCGGCGGCCCGGCCTCGCTCGGCACCCGCGGCCGTCAGCGCCCGAAGGGCTTCGTCGTGCCGCATATCCCGCACGAGGACAGCGTGCTCGCGACGGACGTCCAGAACATGCTGGCTCTGACCCCGCAGGGTTCGGCCGGTCTGGAGACGGTGCTCGGCTTCGTGAACCGCAAGTTGATCACCATGCGGCGCAAGCACGCCATCACCCTGGAAAACCTCCGCATGGGGGCGCTTAAGGGCGTGGTGCGCGACTACGATGGTTCGCCCCTCGTGAACTACTTCACCGAGTTCGGCGTGACCGAGAAGGTGGTCGACTTCGCCCTCGGCACCACGACCACGGACGTCGGCGCGAAATGCGACGAGGTCGTGGGCTACATGGAGGACAACCTCCTCGGCGAGACCATGACGGGCGTCCACGCCCTGGCTTCGCCGGAGTGGATGGCGAAGTTCACGGCGCACAAGAGCGTGAAGGACTCCTTCATGTACTTCGCTTCGCCGCAGAACCCGAACCGGGACAGCATCCGGAAGGGGTTCACCTTCAAGGGCATCACCTTCGAGGAATATCGCGGCGCCGCCTCCTACCTTCAGGAGGACGGCACCCGCACCGCGCCGGAGCGCTTCATCCCGGCCGGCGATGTGCGGTTCATCCCGCTCGGCACCTCCGACACCTTCGTGAACTATTGGTCGCCGCCCGACTTCTGGTCGGCCGTCAACCAGGCGCCCGACATCGGCAACGCCGAGGTGTTCGTGGCCCCGCTCGAGCCGAAGAAGTTCGGCAAGGGCATGGACATCCACACCGAGTCCAACCCGCTCCCGCTGGTGAAGCGGCCGGGCCTGCTGGTGCGCGGCACCACCTCGAACTGATCGAGCCTGCCCGCCGGCAACCCGTCGGCGGGCGCATCCATCATCCGAGTGCCCGCGCCGCGGGTCACTGAAGCGAGGAGGTCGCCATGCGACTGCGCGAGAAGGGCAAGAAGGACGGCGAGCCCGTCAGCATGGGCTGGGACGAGGCGCAGGCTGCGCTGCGGGCCGGCACGCACGAGGTGGCGGACGCGGCCGGCTCCGGCTCGGAGAAGCCGCGCGAGGGCGAGTCCGACGGCGATGCGCCGGCCGACGACCTCGACACCAAGACCAAGGCCGAGTTGGAAGCGCTCGCCAAGGACCGCGGCCTCGATGTCTCGGCGGCCAGGACCAAGGCCGACCTGATCGAGGCGCTGCGCAAGGCGTGAACGCCTTCACTATCATGGTGGACGCCCAGTTTGAGGATCCGAACCTCGGACTGGATGCGATCTGGCGCGCGGGCGGTGCCGAGACCGGCCTGCCCGTGCGTGTCCGACGGCGTTCGCCCGAGGCGATCATCGGTGCGGCTGGCAATCAGTTCGACCTCGACGCCATGCTGATCGACGTTCGCCTCTCCGAGGTGGCGGAACCGGCCGAGGGCGACGCGATCGACCTCCTCAACGAGGACGGCGCGGTCACCGAGACCGTGCAGGTAATCGGCCTCACTCGGATCGACACCCGGCGGCTGGTGCGGACCTGCGAAGTGGCCCCCGTGCTGCCGGACGATCCCGACGAGGACGACGAGCCGTGAGGTTCAGCGCCACCGTTGCCGATCCGCGGGCGGCGCTGCAGGGCACCGAGGAGCAGGTCGCGCGCTCGGTCACGGCCGGCATGCGCGAGATCACTGACGGCCTGAAGGAGGATCTGCGCGCCGACGTGCGCGAGTCCGGCCTCGGCCAACGCCTCGCCAACACATGGCGCGGCCAGACATTCCCGCGGACGGGCGAGAGCGCCGAGGCTGCGGCCTACGTCTCGACCAATGCCCCGAAGCTCATCGACGCCTTCGACCGCGGCGTCACCATCACCGCGAAGGGGCGAAAGTACCTCGCGATCCCGACCCCGGATTCGGGCGTGCGGCAGATCTCCCGGCGCCGCTCCAAGGGCTCGACCGGCAACACGCTGTCGCCCGCTTCCTGGGAGCGCGAGACGGGCGTGAAGCTGCGCTTCGTCCCGAGCAAGTCCGGCGGCGTGCTGGTCGCCGATGCCTTCTACCGGCGGCAGGCGGCCCGCTACCAGGGCCGCAAGTCCTTCCGCGCGATCAAGGAGGCCGGCCCCGACAAGGGCCGGGCCTTCGTCGTAATCTTCGTGCTCGTGAAGCAGGTGAAGCTGCGCAAGCGGCTCGATATCGCCTCGACTGCCAAGCGCTGGGCCGACCGGGTGCCGGGCGCCATCGCCGCAAATTGGGTGGCCTGATGCCGAGCAAGCGCGAGCAGGTGATCGAGGCCGTGGCCGCCCTCGTGAAAGCCGCCCTGCCGAAGGCGGCTCACTACCGCAACGAGGTCAAGCAGCGGACCATCCCGACGAACGGCTACGTCAACGTCGATGACGGCGATCCAGGCGACCCCGAGGTGACGCTGAACCCGACGACGTGGATCTACGAGCACGAGCTGCCCGTCGAAGTCGCGGCGAACGCCTACGGCACCAAGACCGCCGAGCAACGCCTCGACGCCATGCTGCAGGCCATCGGCGGCGCGGTAGCGGCCGACCGGACCCTCGGTGGCCTCTGCGACTACCTGCAGGTCAGCGCCGCCGCCACCGAGCCCCTGACCGCCGAGGGCGCCAAGGTCTCGCGCCTCGCCGTCGTCGGCATCACCGCCGTCTACGGCACCACCGACCCCCTGAACTGAACCACCCCGCCAAAGGAGAGACCAATGGGCCGCGCGCGCGGAGCGAACGCCATCATGGCGGCATCGTTCGAGACCACCTACGGCACCCCGCCGAGCACCGGATACCGGAAGCTGCCCTTCGTCTCGTCGAACCTCGGCGAGGAGCAGGGGCTCATCCCGTCCGACCTGCTCGGCTACGGCCGCGAGGCGCTGCCGCCCTCGCGCGACGTCATCAACAACGACGGCGACGTGGTCGTGCCGATCGACCTGCGCAACTTCGGCAACTGGCTGAAGCTGTTCATGGGCCAGCCGGTCACTACCGCCATCACCGAAGGCCAGCAGCACGTCTTCTCCTCCGGCGCCACCAACCTGCCGTCCATGACGGTCGAGATCGGCCTGCCGGAGGTGCCGAGCTACGGCCAGAACTTCGGCGTCCGCGGCAACACCATGCGCGTGCAGATGCAGCGCTCCGGCCTGCTCACCGCGACGCTCGGGCTGATCGCTCAGGGCGAGAACAAGCTGCCCGCCTCCGGCGCCGGCACGCCGGCCGAGGCCTCCATTGAGCGGTTCTCCCCGTTTCAGGGTGCCGTCACCCGCGCGGGCGTGGCGCTCGCCTCTGTCACCGCGGCCGACTTCACATACTCGAACGGGCTGGAGAAGGTGGAGACGATCCGCGGCGACGGCCGGATCGAGGACGCCGACCCCGGCATGGTGATGATGTCGGGCTCCATCACGACCCGCTTCCGCGACACCACCCTGCTCGACCAGGCAACCGCAGGCGATCCCGTGGCGCTCACCTTCGGCTGGGTCACGGATGCCGACCGCTCGCTCGTGTTCGAGGTGCCGGCCGTCTACCTGCCCCGCGCGAAGACCCCGGTAACGGGCCCGAACGGCGTGCAGGCCACCTTCAACTGGCAGGCAGCCAAGGACAGCGTATCCGGCAAGACCGTCGTCGCCACCCTGCGCAACAACGTGACCACGTACTGATCAGTTGGCGAGCGCATCTTTGTGCTCGCCGTTCTGAGAGCTGACACAGACGGACCTGATGTTGATGCTGGTCATGGATAGCTTCATTCCAAGACCGGCGTGCAGCTTCTGAGCCGCCGCGCAAGCCTCTGGGGTGTCGAACTGGGCGGATCCGCTCGTTAGCGAGCCGCCCGAGCCCATGGCCACCCAGAGCAAAACCCACTTCATCGACACCCCTCCGAGGACATATGATCAAGCTCTCGACCAGCACGGGCGAGCCATTTTGGCTCGACCTTCTGCCCGGCGTTCGGGTCAAGGTAAGGCCCATCACCGTCGCGTCCATGCTCGTCGCCCGCGAGGCGGTCGGCAAGGTCTACCGCGACGAGGATCAGACGGACGTCACCACTCGCGCCAGCATGGCGCTGGTGCATGAACTGGCCCGGCGCGGCATCGTGGAGTGGGACGGGGTCGGCACCGCCGAGGGCGAGCCCGCGCCGGTCACGGTCGAGACGGTCAACGCGCTGCTCGACCACTGGCCCGCCTACGACGCGCTTGATGCCCTCTACGTCACCCCGGCCCTGCGGCGGGACGAGGAAAAAAACGGATCCTCGAGCTCGCCCGATGGCACTTCGGAGGCGGGTCCGAATACTGCGACGCCTGTGCCGTAGCCTGCCCTGAATGCCCCTACACCGTCCATGCGACGGAGACGGACGAGGGCACCGTGGCATGGGCGGTGATCCGCCGCTGCGGCGGGCAGGTCCGGGCCGCGTTCGCCGGTCCCTATGCGCTCGACTACGGGGCGATCCTCATGATGGCGGATGCGATGGGCGCCGAGACCGCCCTGCTTGCCGATGCCCTGCCATCGGTCGAACCCATCATCGTGAAGGCCTACCGGGAGAACGCTGACGATGGCGACTAGCATCGCGATCCGCCTCGGCGTCGAGGGCGGCGCCGAACTGAAGCGCGTCCTCGACGACGCCGGCAGCGCCGGGCAGGCCGCGTTCCAGAAGGTGGGCGCGGCGGCCGACCAAGCGGCGGCTGCAACCGATCGACAGACGGCCAAGTGGCAGCGCCTTGCGCAGGCTGCGCGCGAGGCTGAGGCCCAGGCGCGAGCGCAGGCGAACGTCAACGCCCTGCTCGGTGTCGGTGCGGGCGGGGCTGGCTCGGCGCGCGACTCCGCGTCGGTATTCGAGGCCGAGCTGGCGCGTCAGGATCAGATCCGCGCGGCATGTCAGGAGCAGGCAGCGCGCACGGCGCAGACCAGCATCAACACGCTGCTCGGCGTTCGCGACGCGCAGGTCGGCGCGGCCCGCGCCTCGGCCTCCGCTTTCGAGGAGGCCTATCGCGCCGAGACCGATGCGCTGCGGCGGACCGCCGAGGCCCGCACCACCATCGTCCGCAACACGGTCTCGGGCTGGCGCGACCTCGGTGCCGCCGGCGCCGCCACCCTCGCCAACATCGAGGCCGGCCGGCGCCTTGGCTCGCTTGGCAACGCGCCGGAGGCGGCCAACCAGAACGTCGCGCGGCGCCTGCGCCCCGACGAGATCACCAATCTGACCTACCAGGGCGGCGACGTCGTCGCTCAGCTCGGTTCCGGCTCGCCGCTGAGCATGATCGCCTTGCAGCAGGGCCCGCAGATTGCGCAGGTGTTCGCCGGTCCCGGCGGCGCGAGCGTCAAGGGGGCCTTCGGGCAGGCGGGCGAGGCCATAGCTGGGTTCGTCAGCCGCATCGGCCTTGTCGGCGGCGCGATCGGCGGCGTCACGGCGGCGGTCGTCGCCGGCATCGCGGCCACCATCTCCTACCGCAGCTCGCAGCAGGAGACGGAGAAGGTGCTTGCCGGCGTGGGCCGCACCTCCGGCGTCACCCTCAGCCAGATCAACGACCTCGCCGACGCGCAGGTGCGCGCCGGCAACTTCAGCCGCCGCGGCGCGCGCGAGATCGCAACGGTATACGCTGGCAATGGTCGCGTCGGCCCGGAGATCCTGGGGGATGCGGTCGGCGCCACGCGGGACTTCTCGCGCTTCCTCGGCGTCGAGGCGCCGGAGGGCGCGGCGCAACTCGCGGCGTCGCTCGGCGACGTGTCGAAGGGTGTCGATGATCTCGGCCAGCGCTACGGCATCTTGAACGAGGCGCAGGCAGAGAACATCCGTCGGCTCGACGCGCAGGGCAATCGGCTCGGCGCTCAGCGGGCACTGCTGGACGCCGTCCGCGCGAGCACCCGCGGCGTGGCCGAGGAGACCCGCGGCTGGGCGCTGGTGACGCAGACCATCGGCACGGCGTGGGATCGTCTCGGCCAGACGCTGGATCGGTTCGCCACCGGTGGGGACCTGCAGACGCGCATCGCCGACCTCCGGCGGGTGCTGGCCGAGGGGCCGCAGCAGCAGACCGGCATCCTCGGACTCCTGGGGGTCGGTGCGCAGCGGCCTGCAATCCAGGCCGAGCTCGACCGCCTGCTTGAGCGCCAGCGCCTTGGGCAGGAGCAGACCGAGCGCGCGCAGGCCGCGCAGCGTTCCTATCAGGTCGGCGCTGTTCTGCGCTCACTCTCGCCGGACCAGGAGGAGCTGAAGCGGCTCACCGATCAGGGCGTCCTGCTGCGTAAGGCCATCACCGACCCGATGTCGTTCGGGCTGCGTCCTGAGCAGATCGAGGAGGCGAAGCGCGGCTTCGGCGAGCTTAGCACCACGGTCAGGAACCTCGTTGAGGACATTGACCGGTTTGGTAGCCGCGCCGTCGCCGCCCTCAACCGCACGGCCGATTTCAATTCGCGGATGGTAGGCGCAACCCCGTTCGGACGGTCGGCCGCGGAGATCAACAAGACGTTCGACGACCGTCTGCGCGACGCAAAGGAAGAGGAGCGCGCCGGGCTTGAACTGGCGCGCCGGACAGAGCTCAGCAATCTCACCCGCTCGCAGACGCTCGAGCAGGCGCAGCGCGGCGGCGCGTTCGCCCGTGCGCCGGCAGACATCCAACAGATGGTGCTCGCGGCGTCGCAGCGCTTCCCGACCGTCGCGCCGGAGATCTTGGCCGCGATCGGCGAGAAGGAAAACGGGTTCCGCCTTTCGGGTCCGACGAACATCAAGGATCGGTTCGGCAACCCGGCCTCGACTGCGTGGGGCTACGGCCAGATCACGGTCGATGCGGAAACGGACATCCGCAAGCTGATCCCCGGCTTCGACCGCAAGGACCCAAACCAAGCGGTGATGGGTGCGGCGGCCTACCTGAGCCTGCGCCAGCAGTGGGCCGGCGGCGATCTCACAAAAGCGCTCAACGGCTACGGGACCGGGCCGGGCTACAGCGTCGACATCATGCGCCGGGCCGGCCAGATGGGTGACGCCTCGTCGCTCGGTGTGGCCCGCGACCTCGACGCGCAGGCCCAGGCGGCAGAGCGCAGCCAAGAGGCGCTACGGCGCAACACGGAACTCTACGGCCGGAATGGAGCAGCGCTGGAGGCCTCGACCCGCGCGGCCGACCTCTACCGGGACATGCTGGCCCGCGGCGTCCAGCCGAGCGAGGCCCTGCGCAAGAGCCTGGAAGGCTACGCGACGTCTGCGGAACAGGCGTCGCGTGCGACGCGCCTCGTGCAGTTTGCCCGAGACGATGAGTTCGCCCGCGAGCAGCTAGGCCGCGACCGGATCGATCAGCAGGCCTACGGGCTCGCCCGCGCCCGGTTCGGTGACACGACGTCGGCAGAGGCTCGCGCGGCGATTGGTCGTTCCCGCGATACTCTGGATCTGACCGAGACCAAGGGCCTGATCACGGACGGCGCCACGTCGATCGTGACCGAGTTTCGCCGGACGGGCGACGCGGCCGGCGCGCTCTCGAATGCATTCGGCAATGCGGCGGATCGGCTACTGTCGAAGGCATTGGACAGCGCGATCTCCGGCGGCTTCAACACTCTGATCGGCAGCGCTGGCAGCGGCGGGTCGGCCGCTAGCGTGCTCGACTTCTTCAAAACCGGTCCTTTCGGCTACGCCGACGGCGGTCCAGTCGGCTACACCGGCCCAGGCGAGCGCTATGACGTGGCCGGCCTCGTCCACCGCGGCGAGGTCGTGTTCTCCCAAGACGATGTCGCCCGGCATGGCGGCGTGGCCGCGGTCGAGGTGCTGCGCCGGAGCGGGGGGCTGCGCGGTTACGACAGCGGCGGGATCGTCGGCCGCGACGCCTTCACGATGCCGAGCGCGGCTGCGATGCGGCCGGCCAACGGCAATGGGGTGCCGGCGATCAACTTCATCGACCAGCGTCCGGCCGGGTCACCGGAGATGGAGCCGGCCGTAAAGCGCCGCTCGGACGGCAGCCTCGACGTAATCGTGCGCACCGTTGAGGGACGCATGGGACAGCGCGCGGCAGGCGGTCAGGGACCCTTCAAGCAGGCGGCGGGCGGTGCCGGCTACCGGAACGGCTGACGCATGGCGATCCCCTCTTGGCCGTCCACGCTGCCGGAACTGCGCGGGCTGGCCTCGTCAGGCGGCACGCGCAGCCTTCATCCGACCGCGCAGGAGACGCAGTTCGATGACGGCCCGTCGCGGCGCCGTCGTCGGCAGCTGTTCGTCACCACGTCGCTGAGCATGACGCTTCGGCTGTCGCCCGAGGAGTTCGTGATCTTCAAGGCCTTCCACCTCAACGACCTGAACACGGGCGCCCGCCGCTTCACCGCGCCCGTGCTGCTACCGGACATGAGCATCGGCCAGCGGATCTGCTCCATCGAGGGCGAGGTCTCATGGTCGGCGCCGCAGCGGTCCCGGTATGTCGTGACCTTCATCCTCGTCGTCCAAGATTGGTGAGCCCATGACGGTGAGCGTAGCCCTGCGCGAGGCCTATGCCTCGGGCGATGACGAGGGCGTGGTGATCGAGACGCTGGAGGTCGACCACGCCTCGCTCGACGCCGCCATTCGTCTGGTGCGGAACGTGGACGGGCAACTCGGCGAGCCGGGCGAGACGATGGCCCTGCCGATCGAGGCCGGCGGCCCGCGTCTCGCACACCTGCTCTGCGCCTTCGAGATCATCGCCCCTGGCGCCGACGCTGACGGGCCGACCGAGGGCAAGATCCGGATCGACAACGTGTCGGACCTGATGCACGGGCTGCTCAAGGGCGCGATCGGCTACGATCAGGCCATCCGGGTCACGATCCGGTTCTATCGCGTGCTGCCGGGCCAGATCGACAGGGTGACCGGTCCCGACGACGACAGCTTCAGCGGCTTGGAGATGACGGCGGTCGAACTCTCGGCCGACAGCGCCGAGGGCACGATCACGTGGCCCGACGGCCGGCAGCAGAACGTGCCGAGCGGCCCGAACGCCTTTTTCGACCGCGCCAGCTACCCGGCGCTGTTCACATGACCGACCGCGCCGCGTTCCTGCGCCGCTGGCGCGGGACGCCCTACGACACGGTCGAGCGCCATTGCTGGTGGCTCGCCTCGTTGGTGCAGGCGGAGTTGTTCGGCCGGACGCTGCCGGCGGCGGATTCGGGCCTCGTGGCGGATGCCCGCGCCCGCGCCGCAACGATGGCGAGCCACCCGACCCGCGCGGAGTGGCGCGAGATCCCGACACCCGTGGACGGCGCCCTCGTGCTGATGGGCAAGGTCGCCGGCGCAGAGACCCATTGCGGCGTCTACCTCGCCCAGGATGGCGGGCTGATCCTGCACACCGATGAGCGCCACGGCGTCGTGCTTGACCCGCCGCTCGAACTCGCCGCGGCCCGCCGCTGGCGGCTGACGTACCTGATCCCTGCCTGAGCGGAGACGTGATGATTGTTGCATGCGCTAATCGCGTGAGCGGTAGCTCCGACGTGCGCCAATGCGATGGTAGTCAGCCGGAGCTGTGCTCGCTGCGTCCTCGTTAGATACCGCCTGCTTCGGCGCAGGAAGCTTGCCGATTTTTAATATTGTTAGCCCAACGAAGTGACCACGCCGCCAAGCCTGTTGAACGTTAAATATCAGATCCCGGCCGACCACTTTGATATTAAATGCATCAGGTATAGATACATTTGAAGGTAGTGCCACTTTCATTCCCGATGAGGAAACATCCTTTATTGAGCACGGCACCTCTGTCCCGCATGGCAGCCGTATAATCGAAATCCAGTTCACATCGGTCCGCTCGGAGGCGCGATTTTGGACATCAGGCATGGTCGGCACGCAGTGAGGTTTTGCCCAATTATATATTGCGCTCCTAATTCTGGGTTAATGCGCGCAACTCAATATTTCTGCATCAGTAGATGCAGTAACCACCCCATTTGTATGGTTGAATACAATCATGGTTCCCATTGGGTTGGCTAGCACCTCCGATGGTGAACGGGCCGGGTGAGCCGCACAAGGCTCCCCGGATCGCATCCTTCCTCACAGCCTCAGGGGCTGCATGACTCTCGTCGTCACCGCGAACATCGCCGGGCAAACCCGCGGCGAGCCCGTGCGGCTGCCTGATCGGCGGCGCCGTCGGCTCTCCACGATCGTTGCCCGACACAAGCCGCCGCCCGGCCGCAAGTTCATGGTCTCCGTTCACCGGAAGGGCGAGACCTTCCTTCGGCCGACGGACCAGAACCGGCGCCTGCGTGCGAGTTGGTCCCGCACGCTCGTCGGTCCCGACGACGTGGTGCTGTTCACCACGGTGCCGCTCGGCCGGGGCGTCGCCTCTATCGGCCTTGCCATCGCGTCGATCGCGCTGATTGCCGTGGCGCCCTACGCCGCGCCCGCGCTGGCCGGCGCGCTAGGCGGGGCCGTCTCCGTCGGCGCTGTGCAGGCCGGCCTTGTCATCGGCGGCGTGGCGCTGGGCTATGCCGCGCAGGCCTCGGCCGCAGCCAAGAAGAAGACCGAGCGAAGCCTGTTTAGCGTCACTGGCGGCGGCAACGTGCCGAAGCCCGGCGCGCGCAAGCCGCTGCTCTACGGCAGGTGCTGGTCCACCCCGCCCCTGAGCCAGAAGGACTATTTCGCCTACGACGGCGACACGATGGTGCTGACCAAGCGCATGACGCTCGGCATCGGCCGGTTCCAGATCCACGCTGTGCATGTCGGCGAGGCGGTGTTCTGGACCGAGAGCGGCGGCATCCAGGCGCCGTTCACCGCGACCGCCGGGCCGCTCGGGACGCAGATCGAGTTTCTGTACGCCCAGCCCTCGACCCTCGCGCCGGGCGACGTCATCTCCTCGCCGTCCGTCGGTGGGCAGGAGATGCCGCGGCCGGGCGGCAATCCGGAGTGGACGCCCTGGTTCCGGCTGACCCCGCAGGGCGTCACGGCCGACGCCGCGCAGATGTCGTGGACCTATCCGGCGATCTTTCGGACGTCCTCGCAGGGCCGGCAGACCCCGACCGTGGCCGGCGTCATCTTCCAGGCGCGCGAGATCAACTCGAACACGGGCGAGGCAATCGGGCCGGAGTTCGAGCTTTGGCGCTCGAGCGAAGGCGCGACCGCGCTGACCACGACGCCGCTGCGCCGCTCGGCCTACTTCCGCCTGCCGAAGAACGCCGCCTATCAGGTGCGGGCACAGAACATGTGGCCGGAGGCGGTCGGCTTCGAGCAGCAAAACACCGCCTCATGGGACGAGATGGCGGCGATCAAGGACGATGTCCGGATCCGGCCGGACACCACCGAGATCGTCATGCGGGTGCGGGCCGGGAAGGGTCTGACCGTCACCGCCTTCTCCGAGATCTGGGTCGATGCCACCCGGATCATTCCGGTGTGGAACGGCTCGGCCTGGGTCGAGCAGCCGGAGCGCAAGGCGGTGTGGGCCTTCGCCGACCTCGTGCGCTCGCAGCACGGCCTCGCCTTGCCGAACGGCTTCGACCAGTCCAAGGCCAGCTACTACCACAACCTGCTCGACGCGAACGACACCTTCGACGGCGCGCTGCCCGAGGTGTCCTCGTTCTGGGAGGCGGCATCCGAAGTGCTGCTGCCGCTGCGCTGCGACCCGGTGAAGGTCGGACCGGTGCATTCGTTCGTGCGCGACGAGAGCCGGGCCGAGCCGCGGCACATCCTTTCCCGCCGCCAGATCATCCGCGACAGCGCGGGCGCGACCTTCAAGACCAAGGTCGAGGGCGGCGACGTCATCGTCGAGTTCGACCGCGACGGCGACCCGCGCCGGCCGGACGAGGTCCGGTTCAGCTACGGCCCGGCCACGCGCACGCCCAAGCGCTACCGGGTCAACGGCATCCGCGACGGTCTCCACGCGCTGAAGCACGCGACGTGGCTAGCAGCGGTGGCTGTGTTCCGCGGGGCCGAGCGGCGCATCACCACCGAATGGGACGGGCGCCTCGTCTTCCCCGGCGACCACGTGCTGTCGGACCTGTGGTTCCTGAAGGGCAAGCAGACCTTCGGCGTCGCCTCCGCCTCCGGCAACATGCTGACGCTGGACGTCACGGCGAACGTGCCGGCCGCGTGGGGATATGGCTCGGTCCGCACCCGCGTCGGCCGAGAGTGGGGCATCCTGCGCATGCGCGGCATCGGTGCCCGCGGCCTGGAACTGCATCCTGATGACGTGACGGCGCTTGCCGCCCAGACCGGGCTTGCCCTGGCCGACGTGCTGAACCGCGACACGCAGGGCCCGACCACCATCGTCATCGGCGAGCTCGTTGAGCTGCAGGAAACCTACGTCGCCCGTTCGGCCATCCCGAGCGATGCCGACCACGTCCAGATCGAGATGGTCGCCGACGACGCCCGCGTCTGGCAGCTCCTCGACGAGCAGGTGATCGCGCCGGCACCGATCAACGCCGACAACCTCGCCGAGCCGCTGATCCCGCAAATCTCGGTGCTTCACGCGCGTTGCGAGCGGATCGAGACCGGCATCGAGGTCGTGTGGGGCGTCTCCGTCACCCGCGGCGCCCGCAACTACGAGGCGGACATCTCCTATGACGCCGGCGGCACCTGGGAGGTGCTGTCGTCTTACGGACCAGCGTCCACCGGGCGCGCACAGATGCGTCAGTCCGACCAGCCCGTGGCCGTCCGCGCCCGCGCCTTTGGCCGGACGGGGCTGCCGGGCGACTATGTCAGCACGACCTTCACCACCGTGGCGCCGATCGTCCGGGGCGAACTTGTCGACGTCTCGACCATTCCGCCGATCCCCTACGAGAAGCTGGAGGCCGAAGCCCGCGCGCGGATCGAGGCGGCGCAGGCGGCCGCGGATGCCGCTCAAGCCGAGGCAAACACTCTCACGAACAACATCCGCCGCGCGCTCGCCGCCGACCCCTCCGTGCGCCAGGGCTACGTCGACGGCATGATGGGGGATGTCCAGAAGAGCATCAGCTTCCTGGCCGACGTGGCGACGCGGCTGCTGAACGAGGTGAACCTGCTGAAGGACCGGCAGGCCGCGGCCGGGATCGAGGTGCTGCCGGATCAGGGCATCGTCCGCATCGCCGGACTGGCGCGCCTCGAGACGGAGGTCGGCGAGCGGCTGACATCGCTCGGGATCACTGTGGACGCGCTCGCGGGCGAAATTGAACTCTATGGCTCGGTCCAGGCCGGCGATGTCTCCGGCCTCGTCACCGAGATCAACGCCGTCAAGCAGACCCTCTCCGCCACCAACGCTACGATCTCGACACTGGCCACCTCGGCGCAATTCGATCAGGTCAGCGCGACGCTTGGCAGCGTGCAGACCACGCTGGACGCGCAGGGCGCGGCGATCGAACAGCGGGCGACAAAGGCAACGGTCGATGGGCAGGGCACTCGCCTGACCACGGTCGAGAGCGGGCTGTCGGCTGCCGAGGGGCGCATCCGCTCCGTGGTGACGGCCGCGGGTACGAGCGCGGTCGATCTGCCGATGCAGATGCGCACTCTCTCGCAACTCAGCGATCTCCTGCTCGGCCAGATCGGCGCCATCTCGCAGAACGTCGCGAGAGCCGAGACCAACACCAGCGCCAACATCGACGAGCAGGGTCGAGCGATTGCTGAGGTATCGACGCGGCTCCTCGTGTTCCAGGGTGACGCAACGGCGCAGTTTGCAAGCGTCACCCGTGCCATCGCCGGCGCCAATGAGGCGCTGGTTCAGAGCCAGACGCTCCTGCTGGCGCAGATCGGGGACGTGTCCAGCGCCCTCGTGCGAGAGGAGTCGGCGCGAGTGACGGCGGACGCCGCGACGACGATCCGGCTCGACTCGGCGTCGGGTCGACTTGGTTCGGCTGAGGCCGGACTCACCAATCTCGGCAAGACTGTCGTCGACAATCAGAACGCGACAGCCTCGCAGTTTCAGGGGGTCAACGCGCGTCTCGGAAATGCCGAAGCGAGCATCGGCAGCCTGTCGCAGGCGATTACCTCAGGCGACTCCGCGCTGAGCCAACGTCTCGACACGCTCGGAGCGCGGGTTACTGGCAATGAGGCCACGCTCACGTCGGTTTCGCAGGCGCAGGCGAACCAGACCTCGGCGCAAGCATCGATCAACCAAGACCTGTCGGCCCGCACGGACGCCGGCACGGCCTCCGGTCAGTTCCTCATGGGGGTCACGTCCGGGCCGGCGGGCGTCACTGCGCGGATCGCCGCTTACGTCAAAACCGAGCGCTTCGGGGCGCCCCGTTACGGCGGGTGGTTCATTGATGCGCTCGGGGACGGGACAACGCGCTTCGTCATCGACGCCAACCTGTTCGCCGTCACGGCTAATGGCGGCGTCACCTACCCCTTCACCTTCGATGGTCAGACGCTGCGGGTGCCGAACCTCATCCTGACCTCGGGGCAGGCTTCGAGCCCGCTACGGATCGATATCGGATCCTACACGCTGATCCAGGGCGTAGGGAACGAGAATGACCGGATCGACGCAAACCTGAACTTCACGTTCAACGTCTCGAACCCCGACTTTCCCTCAACACTTGAGTTGTTTGGCAAGCTCTCTGTTTTCGGCGCCAATACGACAATTATCGGCCTGCGCGTCCTGATCGACGGGCAGGTCGCCGGGTACTGCCAGTTCAACGGAAACTCGGACCGATACAGCGGAGGCGCGAGCAACCAAGCTAATTTCTTCGGCCGTGCGACCCGCTACCTGAGCGCGGGCAACCACAACGTCCGCATCCAATACAATTACATCGGGCAGTCCGGTGACAGCCGGGTCCAGATCGACGAGTTACACATCGCCGGCTTCACGCCGCGAGCTTAAGTTTCGCCGCACCTTCCGCCGCCTCCCGCGAACACTTCCGCTTTGCCATCCCCTCGCCTCTGAGGACGCTCGCCTATGGCCTTCTACGGCAACAACCCGACCGCAACTGCGACGGTCGTGGCCAACACCAATCTCGTCACCGTCACGGGCATCGACCTGACCATCGTGACGCCCGGCATGACGATCAATCTCGGCGCGCGGGACCGGAAGGTTGGGGATGCCTGGCTCATCGCTTCCGTCGCACCGAGCGGCACCAACGGCGGCACGCTGACAACGCAGGGCAGCATCCCGACCGCCTATAACAGTGTCCCCTTCCTCATCGACACCACGGGCTATCTCGGCACTGACGCGAGCTATGCCGCGATCGTCGGCCTCAAGAACCTCGACGCGCTCAGCACGCTCCTCGGTGTTGCCACTACCATCTACTCGGGCGCGCGCCAGCTTGTCCTCGACAAGGCGTCCTCATCCGCGATCGGCCGCATTCTCCTGCAGATCGCCGGCCGGTCCTGGGGCGCGATCGAGCAACGCTCGCTGACCTACACGCCGTCTGGCGGGCAAGCGACCACCGTCGAGACGCTTGCGCTGCGGGCCTCTCCTGACGGCACGACGTGGACTGACGCGCTGCTGGTCAACCTCGCGAACGGCACGGGCGACCTGCGCACGGGCGTTACCGTCATGGCGGCGGCCTCGACGGTGGACCTCAGTTCGGCGCCGGCCGGGATCGTCAACATCAACGGCGCGGCGACAATCGTCTCATTCGGTCCCGGCAAAAACCTGAGTCGCTTCATCGAGTTCGGCACCGCCGGCGCCGTGCTCAAGCACAGCGCCGCCCTCGTCATGACCGGCGGATTGGATCTCACCACTCAGGCTGGCGACTGCATCCACGCCACTTCCGACGGTTCGGGAAACTGGCGGGTTCGCAGCGTTCAGAGGATGAGCGGCAAAGCGTTCGTCCCGCACACGCCGACGGAGCTTGGGGTCGTTCGCCAAGGCGGGGGCGTGGGCCAGAACGCGGCAAACGTGGTTCGCCTCGGATGGTCTAACACCGATCTTCTGGCACAGGTCGATGCATTGGAGCTTGGCGCGCTTTGGGCCTCTCGCGCGAACGCCGTCGGCAGCATCGACGCGAACGGTCAATATGCGATCCAGCGGTTTCCGTCCGGCCTCGCGATCGTGATGGGATCGTCCGTCGTCACGCTCGATGCCAACGGCAGCGCCCGCGTGCCGGTCGGGTTAACCACTGTAGCGGGCCCCTGGCTCGCGCTGGTGAGCAACGGTGAGTTCAGCGTCTTTTCCGCTGCGCCCGTATCCGGCGACAGCAACAGCACATCGTTTCTCATTCTCTTTCCCGGCGGAGCGAACAGGGTCGTCCGCTACAACTGGCTTGCCTTCGGGAGGTGGAAGTAATGCGCGTCTACGTGATCTTTGGGGGCGACGGTTTCGCCACCGATCGCTTCTTCGACGAGGTGTCGCACCCGCCCGTGACGGAGACGGTGCGCGTCAAGCCGGAAGGCGCCGCCGACGATCTGCCGGAGAGTGAGTGGCCGCAGGTCGAGCGCTTCGTTCGCCGCAACGACGCGATCCCGGCCGAGGCGGTCGAGATCACGGAGACGGATCGGGCAGCGATCGTCTCGGCACCGCAGTTCCACCGCTGGAACGGGACGAGGCTGGAAGCCCTGCCGATCCCTGCGCCCGTGGCTGCTCTTCCGTCGATCTCGGACCGCCAATTTGCGCAGGCGCTCGCCTTGGCCGGCACGATCACGGAAGCCGAGGCGCTGGCCTGGGCCGCCCGCGGCGAGCTTCCGCAGGCGATGGAGGATGCGCTCGACCAGATCCCTGACACGGATGGGCAGCGCTTCGGCGCGCGCATGATGCTGGCGGCCGCCACGACCTACGAGCGCCGCCTCCCGCTCACCGAACAGCTCGGCGCACTGCTCGGCTACGACGCCGCGGCGCTCGATGCGCTGTGGACCCGCGCCGCCACACTTTGAGGAGCCGCCCATGCTGACCGTCACCAAGACCGTCACCGAGTCGACGACATTGGACACGCCCGAGGCGGTCGCCGATCATGTGCATGCCGAGTTCCTGCGGCGCACCGAGGCGGCGCCGTTCAAGCCCGGCGACCGCGTGCGGATCGCCCGCCGCGACGGCATCCCGCCCGAGTTCATGACCGGCGACGTCGGCACAGTGATGCTGTGCGATCCGGAGTTCTCGCCGCTCACCACGCTGATGGGCGTGAACGCCTCCGGCATGACGATCCAGTTCCCGGTGCAGACGACGAACCTCGAACTCGCCTGACCCGACTTGCTCGCCGCGCCGCCCGGCCCGAGCCCGACACGGCCCCTCGACATGGGAAGCGCGCTTTGAGCCCACGCGCTCCGCGCCAGAGTGTTAGTATCGTGGAGCCTGAGCCGGATCGTCGACGAGCTTTTCCGGCTTTCCGGCTGAGGCTTCATGGCGCCGGGACTTGGCACCGGCTGTCCGTCCCTCCCCGCAGCCATCGCAGATTGAGCGTGCGGCTCGATCTGCACCGGCATCAACGCGCTGATAGAGCGTCTCCATTCGAGCCTGCGCCTCGGCACGCTCCGGCTCACCGGGCACCTGCGCCCTCTCTTCCGGCGTTGGCTGCTCGCGAAGGCCCTGCGTCGAGGCTGCGGTCGGCTGACGGTTCGGCCTACTGATTTGAGCGTCGGCCTGCTTAGTCCAGAGCAGTGAAGCTGACACTGCGAGAGCGATTTTGATCTTCATGGCGTCCCTCGGGGCGAAGAGGGCCGTCTGATCTAAGATCAGAGCAGAAAAAAGACTGCCTCGCACGGCCCCAACATCGCTTACCCGCGCCCCGACTGACGCGCCTCAGCCGATGACACCTTACCGCCTAAACCGAAGATTTTCCCAAGACATCGGAGAACACCCCTATGACCGTCGCTGAGATCCAGCGCGCTCTCCTCGCGCGTGGGTATGACCTCGGGCCCTCAGGAGCGGACGGCGATGCCGGGCCGCGCACCATCGCCGCCGTGACCGCGTTCCAGTACTCGGCCGGTCTGGTGGCCGACGGCATCGCCGGGCCGAGGACACAGGCCGCTCTGCAGAAGGCCGACATCAGCGAGCGGCGTGAAGCGCCCGAGAAGCCGGGCTGGCTTGTGTTGGCCGAGGGCGAACTCGGCGTGCGCGAAGGCGCAGGCGCGGCCAACAACCCGCGCGTCGTGAAGCTGTTCGCCGATGCGGGCTTCCCCGGCATCAAGACCGACAGCACGGCGTGGTGCGCGGCTTTCGTCAACGCCGTCCTGGAGCGGGCCGGACATCGCGGCTCGCGTAGCCTCGCGGCCCGTTCGTTCGAGTCGTGGGGTGTCGGCCTGCCGGCGCCCGCCCTCGGCGCCATCGCCACGAAGAAGCGGGGCAACTCGTCCTGGCAGGGGCACACCGGTCTCGTGGTCGGCGCCAACAAGGATCAGGTGTTCCTGCTCGGCGGCAACCAAAGCGACGCGGTCAACGTGGCTGCCTTCAAGCGCTCCGAGATCCTCGCCTATCGCTGGCCGTCCGATGTGCCGCTGCCGGCGTTGCATACGCTGCCGACGACGATCGCCGGGGCGCACTCGGGCGTGAGCGAGGCGTAGAACAGCGGGCCGGTTACGAGAGGGGGCACGAGCCGACCCGCTGACCGCTGACTCAGGGCTGATCGGGAAGAGCCAGCGGCGTCACCTGATGCGCGACAGCCCGCTGCCACTCAAGCCGTTGCCGCCTCCCTGACTAACATTTGATCGACCGGGCCGGCCGGGCCCGCCGCGCATCCCACTATCAGGATCAACACCATGACCCGTGCGCTTCTGCTCGCGACAGCGAGGCGTAGGGCAGCGGGCCGGCCCCTCTGCGGCCCCCAGGAACCGACCCGCTGGCCGTCTGCCCAGGAGCTGACCGGCAGCAGACAGGACGGCAGGAATTTGTGTCAGGCAGCAGCAAGATGATCAAGCCATACCAATGGCTTACATCAAATGTGAGCCTGAGCCAGCAAAGCTTGTTGCCGGCACTCTTGGACGTGAGCGAGGCGTAGAACGGCGGGTCGGCGCTGAAAGGGGGGCCGGCACCGACCCGCCGGCCGTTTACCGCGGGTGTCGGACGGAGACCGCGGCGCAACGACAGAAATCAGTGGAACGCGCCTTGGGCGCGCTCAAGCCGCGCGTGCGGCGTACCCCGATCAATACCCGAGCCGGCCGGGCACGCCGCGCATCCCCACCATCAGGACCATCACCATGACCCGCATGCTTCCGCTCGCGGCGCTGGCGCTCGCCTGTGTCGCGTCTCCCGCCTTCGCCGCCGAGGTCGCCACCGTCGGCGATAAGCCGGTGCTGATCCCCTGGGGCGACTGGCTCGTCGCGCTCGCCGTATCGCTGCGCGAGCCGATCCTCACCGTCCTGCTGCCGATCATCGCCGCCTACGTCATCCAGGCCATCCGCAAGGTCTACCCGTGGGCGGCCCTGTTCCTGTCACAGCGCCGGGTCGAGATGATGCTTGAGGCTGCCGTCGGCTTCGGCCTCAACGCGGTGAACGGCGCGGCCAAGGGCAAGACCCTCTCGGTCAACGTCGCGGTGCCGGTCATCGCCAAGGGCACGCAGTACGTCATCGACACCGCGCCGCCCGCGGTCATCAAGGCGGCTGGCGGCGCCGACGGCATTGCGGCCCGGATCTTCCGGAAGCTCGACCTCGACGACAACGCTAGCGAGGCGGCCGTGCTCGTCCCGGCCCAAAAGCAGATCGCCGCCGGCACGGTGGATGCCGACGAGCTGCGACGCATGGACGAGATGACCCGGCGATAGGCAGGAGGGGCGCATGCCCGGCTCAAACGGAGGAGTGCGCCGGCCGCTCCTGCCCATGCATTCCGCCGGCCCCTATAGCACCTATCGCCTGTTCGAGTGGTGCATGGCGACGATGATGGTGCTGATCGCCTTCACCCTCGCCATGCCGGGCGACACGATGGAGCGGAACGCGCTGAAGCCGATCGCGGACATGGGCTTCAGCGAAGCCAACATGGCGCTGATCTTCGGCTGCGCCGGCAGCGTGCGCGTCATGGCGCTGTTCCTGAACGGCTACATCAACAACGTCCGCGTCGGGCCGAAGGGCGCCTACGCCAGGGCAGTCGGCGCCGGCATCGGCTGCCTCATCATGGGCCAGTTCGCCATGGCTCTGATCTATGACGCCTTCACCGTTGCGCACGCCCCGAGCTTCGTCATCCCCGTGTTCGGGACGCTGGCCGGGTTCGAGGCGATTTCCGTCTACATCGCCGTGTTGGACGGCGTGTCGCGCAGGAGCCGGATCGGCAAGGCCCTGGCGGCACTTGAGGAGGTTCAGGGCTGA